CGGCCCTTTATTTTAGTCTTCCAGGGTGATTCTATATGAATCTATCTTCGGAGACTTTTATCGTACTACAGACGTTAATGAATCGCTCGTGTTTCCAGTCGCGCGTTCACACCACTCAGTGGTTCCTTAACATGAAACGAGGTAAAGGCAATTTTCCCCGCGTTTTATTTAAAATTTTTATTTTATTTTATTTCTTTTTGTTATTTATTTCTTTTTATTTCGTTTTATTGGTTTTATTGAATACTATTCGATTATTATTCGTATTAACCTAATTAAATCGCACCGCTCTCCACTATGAGGCACCAGCGATTAGTTGTCGTTCACCAACCCCACGTCTCCTTCAGAGTCGCAGGCTTCGATAATCTCGTCTTCGAGATTACTGGTGAGTCTTTCACCGTTACTATGTGTTGCGCGTGGTAAAACTGCGCGTGGGTTATTCACCCCACCCAACATGTGTTGCTCGTCGGGTTGTCCCAGTCGTTCTCCGAACAACTGTAATCTCACAACACCAGAGAGATTCTTGTTTTGACTCAGCGTTTGGTGTTGCAGTAAAGTAGGGGTGATCCTAAACCCCCAGTACTCCGACTCCCTATCTAGCACTTTGTTAACGGCTTTGTTGAAAACCGTGTGCTCGAAAGGAGGTGTATTTTTCAAATTGAGCGACTTGTAACCTCGCTCAATAAAAGAGAAGAACTCTCTTTCGCTCGCCAATGCATACCGAGCGCAAAGTTGCGTCCTTATGATAGCTTTAGCCCTATCGATGACGGTTTTCAACTCCCCGTTCAACACGCAGAGCTTGTTGGTGTTCGTCAGTGATGTGACGTAGAAAGCGTTCAACCTGGCACTCAACGACGTCGTGATCATGAGCAGCATGTTGAACGATGTTATAGCTTCGATCAACCCATTCCTATCGTTGACTTTATCCGGTTTAGTACATTCTTCCAGATAGTCTTTCTCGTTTGTGATACGTCCAATAACGGCAGTGGTGAAGTAAGCCATAGATTGATTTTAAATCTTAGCAAATTAATTAAACTGAGAGAGGTTGATGCAAATGATCGGGCGACTGCAGAGCTACGTCTGTAATAAATTTACTTAATTTGATCAACTCCTACGGTTGCGGAGGTGAATATTTTCCCTTCGTTCGTAATCACGCACGCGAGGGTGAGATTCGATCACGCGATTCGCAGCAGCTAAACTATCTATGGTATCATTGATAGTTGCTACTAAGGAGGTGATGTCTGACGACTCTATCACACCACGGTTTTCATTCGTTTGATCGCGTCCCTCTATGACTTTCACGCAGCTGGATACGATTAAGAGTAATTCGTTGTACTTATTCACTATTTCGTGTAAACACAGATTGTTGTGCGTACGACCGCCCTCTATGTAATCATTTAGATTACCGCGTTTTCTTACGAGGTACTGCTCAACACTCTCTCCCGGCTGCATTGTCGATATTGAATAGAACAGTAACTCGAACTGAACGCGATCAATAAATTCTTTGATCGTTTTATTCACGAGTTGTGGACTCGTCTGAGCCGTGATCCACTGGTTAAGGATAAACGTCGAAAATCAATCCATCAACCCGTGATCACAAGTTTACCATCGTGATTTGCTTCAAGCGCCATGATTTTAGACTACCTAACAGATCCACAAATGCTTTCACCGGCGTTCGATCGTCACATAAGATAGACCTATTAACCACGGGATCGCTGTCGAATGTTATAACAGTCCTCCTCAAGCTCCCATGGTAAATCGTGAACGTTGATGAGAACTCAAGCAACACATTATTACTGATGCTGTCGTTTTTACCGACGTTAAGAACCTGCACTCCAGGTTCCTCCATACAAGAATCGAAGAATTCCGAGAGATTGTACTCACCGGAGCCGGTAGTACTAAGATCGACACCATCCCAAGAGTGTGTGTCATCAACCAGGCACATCAGTCCGTCCCTGAGCAAACACGCTCTATATCCCAACCAGGATGCGTCGCGATCGATAAAAATCGTTGCCGACTTACAATTTGACGTCATCCTAACCGTGTGTGAAAACTGTGATAGTTTCAATCGATGAGTATAACGATGTTATTCCGAAACTCTTTTATCAAAGAGTTCAGCTGTTTTACGACGCAACGCCGAGTTTCTCGAGTGTTATGAGTTGAGTACCAATCTCAGCGACTTCTTTGCTTCGCTTCAACAGCGTCTTCCTGCAACTCACAATAGCCGCGCGCATTTCATCCGAGAGGCGTTTGTCAGCACCTACTAAGAAGTCGGCAGCAGCCCATGCGTATTGCTTCGGAGCGTTAGCTCGCAGCGATCGTTCGCAATTGAACAACTCAGGTAGGGCAAAYGCGACGTCTAAGTACAACTCCTCGCAACTTCTAGCCCACAATCGGAGGTTGTTCTTCCCAGACCGAGGCACCAGGTCGCTGATTTTACCTAGGATGTCTTCCTTGATGGTGTATTCCTTATCTTTAACCGTGTATGTGATCCCACTGCCGCTTTGACTAGCCACGACTTTCTCCGAAGTCGACACCCTATTCAACAGCGGCATCAGCATATAGAGATGTACATCAGTATCAGCCAAAGGAATCTTATACTCCTCGGTTAGTATCTTAACTAACCCCGCGCTGACTATAGCCAGCTCGGAGTCGTTTAATTCTTTATCCAATTTAATAGACACATCTTTCACATCGCGTAAAGTCAATTTCGGTGCACCCGTAGACATGGTGTCCTTACTCAACTGCAGTAAATCGAGACTCTCTTGCACGTAAAACCTTTTCGTACCTGTAGAATCTCTATAAATTGAAAGTTTCGCTGTGCGAAATTAGATCAACTGTCATCGTTGTTATCATCATTGTCTCTCGTGGCGCACGATCACACCGAGCCCTCACGTCACCTAATACTTTGATTACCCAAATCACTAAGGCTGATCAGACCCCCGCTTAAATCCGTGGTGACTCTATCAAGATTCACTTCTTGCGACCGGCGCATTATGGCTCTATCTAGCTCTGTGAAATCTGGCGACGCCCCAGTGAGGAAATCCGCACTTAAGTATCCCTTAGACATGGGCGTACCGGCGCGAGTGCACCTTCGTGATTCGAACAACTGCGGCTTTTTGCTAGCCATAAACACTAAGCCTGTTTCGTTAGTGGCCCCCCACTTGCGCAAACCATTGGGTTGCGAGGCGATCTGCGGTAATTGCTTGATGAAAGGGAAAATATCACTATCCCTCAATTCATACTTAACACCGTTTATAGTGTATTCTATATAACCTTTTTCATTGTCTTTCACTTTGTTAGAGGTTGTCCGAGTAGCCATACGAGTGAGAAGGATGAGCAAATGTATCGGTTTATCGCCGTCGTTCGCATGATTCAACTCTTTAATCTTCGCAAATATTTTGTTGTTTATCTCGGTGTTCTCTTTCGTGTTGAACACTTCTGAACTGTACTGTTCAATTGAGTTGACATCAAGGTTCTTAAGAACAGTGGCCGCGTCAAACCCCTTCTTCTTATTTGCATCGTCAGCCATCTCACTTGGTAACAATGTAATGATCGTTGGACTGCGTCCTCGATTGAGCGAAGAACTCGATTACGTGACGGTGGTTAGTAAGTGTTCGTTTGTCAACCTTTCAACGTTCGATCTACGACAAAACCCGTTTCACAAGTCGCTCAAACTTATTAGAGATTTCGCGATCCTTGTGATCTTTGAGTGTGCGTTATCATTTCTCTTCCGTTCTCTCTCAAGCAGCGTGATTCTCCCGTCCTGCTTGGGTTTCCGCTTCGGGAGTAGGGATATTCTAGCACCCAACTTTAAGTCCACCTTCTTCCTAACGGAGCAGAGGTAAGCTATTTCTTCGTTGTTCAACCCGTCAAATATCACTTGTTTGTAATAATCGATGTTCAGATAGTCCATGTTGGTTTGCAATTTCATCTCGACTAAGGGAGGGAATTTCAAATTCAACCTTCTGAAAATCTCGAAAGCCACGTTGGATTTCCTCCCATTGAAGCTTCTACGCACATTAATTCGAGGGTTCCACCTTTGACAGGTGTTGAAGAATTCTTCCACCATACTCATGTTGACTCGTATTGAGCGATCTTTGCTTAACGCGACGTCGATAAACTCAGGTCTTGGATCCACCCTACTTTTGCTGGTGCGATGAACCCCATAGAACACGAAGAATCCGATCCATCTGTGCGAGTAATCCACCGAAGGATTGCTTTCAAGTAGCAACGCGTCTACCATCTCTTCAATCTCTTCCATCAGTCGCTCTCCGATAACCACTTCAAGAGATACAACACTCTTCCCAAGCGTAACCTCCATATCCTCAAGAGACAACGAGTTCATATTTCTACAGAAGTCGTCTGGTCTTAAACCCACTATGAGTCTAGCGTCTTGTGTTTTGGCACGCCCTTCGTACTCCCAAATCTCGGAGATCAAGGGAGCATACTCGCCTATAAATCGATTCATGTGTGTGACATTCTTTTTAAACGATGTGTCAAACACTATGTATTTCGAAATAAACTCAAGAAACACGCCCGTCAAGAGAGGATTCTCGATGGGATCGACGTTGAGTGTTGTTGTGGAGTAATAACTCCTTATCCAGTTCATAACGGGTTCAGTGACCAGTCGTTCATCACGCGACTTCGACAGGTAATCGTTCCTGTAAGAGGACACGCAGAACGCTAAGTACGACTTCAGTTTAGTCACTATCTCGACTTTCTCTTTCGAACCGAGAGTATCCTTAAAGACCATCGCTTTATATTTCAGAACATCCTTAGGGCCAATGAGCACTCCTGCCGAGTTCGATAATGCCCAGAAATGTTGCACGTAGGCTTTCCCTGTGCCAAACGCGCGATCTGCCACGTACTGTCCCACTGCGTTTAGCGAGAATTTGCACCCAGCTTCAAACTTTGATTTAATATTCACCTTTGGTAAGGGTTTTAAATCCTCACTAGTGTAACATTCGATCCCCTTCAGAGCCGAACTAACCCTCACCCCGCATAGTCTAGCGATACCGTTGAGGTGTACGCTATAATGAAGAAGACACAACTCGCGAAGGATGGTATACCCAGTTGCTTCTAGCATATGCGCTTTAGAGACTTCAGTCCCATCTTCTTTCCTGTGATTCCACGTCACCACGTTGGCATCAAAGTTCGCCTCCGCTTTTGATAGGAACTCGTTTGACTCTTCCGCCCCGTAAAATACCTTGAAAAGGTCTCCCCAATAATAACTCGGCGCTGTTTGCATCGTCACCGCTTATTAGCTTTGAATGCTTCTGTGAAGCTTCATAATAAGAACACCCAGTTGCTAAGGTGGTGATGATGTCATCAGCACACACCCGCGATTTACTTCTAATGTGATCAGTTCTACTGGTTATGAGCAGAAATTTAGCCATATCTTCATCGAGATCTTCAGAATTGATGACGATTCTGTTGGGCCTACTGCACAATCCGAAGTCGTAATGGGGTTTAGACTCCGTATCTACGAGCACGTTGTTAGAACCCCTCAGGAAGCACTTGATGACTCCTAAAGAGTTAACTTCAGTTAACACCGTCACCTCAAACCTTTTCACATTCTGTGTGATTCCCAGCATTTTGAGATTCACATCGCTGACGAACACTCGCGTGCATTTTCTACAGTGTGGGCTATCTCCTTCGAATAATGCTATTGTGAAAGACGATTTCGGTCCCGTGTCGAGTAGATTAATTATTTTCTCCCCCACATATGGGATCGGAGATCCTGCGGCGCACACATTCATCATCTTGCATCTAAAATCCGCTATTCCAATAGACTGAGATGCGCAGTCGACAAGCAGTAGACCGTTTGGTGTCTGCATGCTGTCCGCGTATAACGCGCACCCGATAGCCACAGCCCCCCTAGGGTCGGGAATCGGTACTATGCGCTTAACGAGTTTAAACTTCTGTAACTCTTGGTGTAGACCTGGTAAGTACGACGACCCCCCGACTATTATCAGAGTCGTGCTTTTGTCGCCGCTAAATCCAGCCATACGCACCACATCCTCGAGTAAAGTCATCGTTCTGTTTATGAAAGGCAGAGCGACGCTATAAATATCCTCTTGAGACACGTAAACATCATATGACTCCCCTCCCAATTCGAAGTGGTATCTTATTGCTTCGGTTTCTTTACTTAAGCTCTCCTTTAAGTACGAGACTTCTATGTTTCCCTCGGCCGTACAACCGGCTCTGCTCTTAATCACATCGGAGAACGCTTTATCCACGTCCCTCCCTCCTAAATTCATATCACCGTTCGACGCTCCTACTGTGAATGTCTGATCCACCCTGTACACAGCCGACACATCGAAAGTTCCACCTCCGAAGTCATACACTAACAACTGTTGATCTCCTGGTTCGAGGTCTGAAATTGATGACAATGCCGCAGCTGACGGTTCGTTTATGATTCTGTTACACGAGTAACCCGATAAAGAAACGCACTCTTGTGTGAATGTTCTCTGAATGGTGTTATAACCCGCTGGCACAGAACATACGACTCCAGTACACTCGATTTCGAATGCTTTTTCAGCCGACGATAAGATGCATCTTACGAAAGCGGCTATGGCGTCGGGGATGCGCATGTTCGATACCTGTCCGCCGTAGTCTTCGACGGCCACCGTTTTGAGCGAACCATCTCCATAGTGCATTAAGTGCACACCGTAAAGAGGTTTTAGTTTGTCTTTAAAACTTGCGATGTTCTCCTCACAACACCCAACCCACCTTTTCAGATCGCGAAAATACAACCCCTTAAGTCTACGCTTGAAAGCTAATTCTGCGTCAAACCCGAATTTTATATCCCGGGTGGAGTCAGGAAGAAAGATTGAAGTGGGTATGTAAGCGCTATCGTTCTGTTTGTACAAAAAGAGACATCCGTCATTATACACACAGACGGACGAAAAAGTCGTACCAAAATCCAACCCGAATAGAACCATATTCACCTCACAGTGGCGCGAGCGGACGATTCTAGATCTCTGCTCTCGCGGGGACGTTGCCGAACCGCGAAGAACAAGAAAAGAAAGAAAACCACGAAAACCACGTCACCAAAGAAGAATAGTAGAAGAAATTTCAAACCACAATCCATACAAACAAATACGTGGCGCAGACCGAGTCGACCGTCCCCGAACTCAAATTCTAACATCCAAGTCAATCCGATTCGGGATTCTGGTACGGGTGTGGCTCTGATGAATTCAAACTGGACTCAAATTCAATCGACAAGCCTTTCACACCCGCGTAACGCTCGACGACAAAAGCTGGTAGTGTATTCTGTAGGTACTTGGTGATCGTGGGAACGATCATCCATCCCTTAACTTCGGGATACAGCTTCCTAAATGTTTTGAAATTGGCTCTCAAGCAGTGAATCGAACAAATAGCCATATTGGTGTAGTCGCTGCTAAAGTTGTGCTTGAAATGCACTAGTTCAGTGAGAATGTCTATCACTACTTGATCATCATAATCCCCTGTAAGATCTTTGAAAGATTCGAAGAGAGCCATTAAGTAGCTCACCGATACGTCTTGTAAAGGAGCACCGAGCTTCACGAGAAGTTTATAAGGGTCCGGCACAAAAACAACTCGATTCCCCGTGAATACGAGGAACTTTGAGCAGAAGTAAGGAATGGATGGATTCATGAATTTCGTTTCAAACCCCGTTTCCAGACATATCATCTCCGAATGATTCTTTAGAGGTTTCCTGGAGAAAATCAACGAATCGTCCCCGGACACGAAAAGAGCTTCAAACCGTTCGACGTCGTAGTAAAGTGATAAGATACCAAGAGTGACGAGAGAGTTTCCCACCCAAGTGTTAGACGCTCCAGACCGCCTCTGATTCTCGACGGTGAAACCTAATTGTCCGTCAAGAGTTCGAGCGCGTCCTAAGTACTCGCCTTCCATCCATATATCAAGCAACTCGGCCTCGAAACCGAAACTTTCGTAAATCCTACGTTCGAAGGCTTTTATGAATTTGTCCTGAGACTTGTCGAACTTACTAAAGTCGACTTCTCCCACCTCGTAGTCGCATGAGTAACCCAACATAGACCCTACCAAGTTCCCGAAAGTCTCAAGAGACATTTCAGTGTACAGCTTTATGTTGTCCTTGAGGACGTAGATTAACCTGTTTTTAAACTCGTCGAAGCACTGAGAGTAAACTGCGTTGATCACCTTCCTATGAAACATGATATTCTGCGCGGGAGGGTGTTTGACGAGACTGGAGGCGTCTAATTTCACTTTAGCATCTGCTTTCACCATCAGCTTGAAGCGAGTTATCTCGGACTCAATGTCATAAGGGCTTTCCATGTCTCTGTATAAAGCTTTTAACTGTGGTGCTTCGCGTTTCTCAAACCAAGTGCGAAAACCCGTGTCGGACAAAGCTATGATGTCGTTCTTAAGTTCTGCGATTCGATCAAAGTGGCAACACCTCTTAAAGAAGTTCTCAGCCATGCAAAACCCAAACAGAGTGGGATCAGAAAATTTATCGCTGTCTATAAAGTTGTAATTTCTACTCTCGTAAGAGTATAAATTCTCCTGCAACGATGGTTTCCGTTTAGGGATCGCTTGAGACCTAACGTAGTTAAACCCGCTGTTGAGTGGACGCGCACTCCGGAGGAGCGGCGTCTGTCACCACAACATTGTCGACTCCGCACTCAAAAGGTGAGCTTCTCATTTCGTCAGATGGATCACCCATGTCACCGAAACCGCACCCTGGTAAAACATCATCCAACCAATAATTGATGACTTCTATAGGAGCGGAGCAAGGTTTAGATTTGAAGTTATCCGGTGCACAAACCACCCCACTAATTGAATAACTGTGTGTGGTGTTGGTGTAAGGATTCTGTCTGAACTCTTCGCAGATCTTCCTCATTCTTTCGATCTCGACGCTGGTTCTGTCAGTACATCTAGCGCTCAATACGTTGTACACTAGAGAATTGGTATGTCTAGATAAGGCGACGATTACGTGGTTCATGGAAGAGAACGGTGCGTCCTCTTGGAATTTCAGTCTGGTGAGTGACACTCGTTCGTAAGTCTCTCCTTGCACTTCATGCACTGTGTTAACGGTGGTCTTAAAACCCCGTTTGTCGAGATGGTGCTGAATTTTATGTTTTTCTTCTTGAGTGTATGTTAAGTATTTCACCTTCTCGGACACCTCTATGTCATCCTCGCACTCCACAAGTTTGATCGAACACGTGGGTCTACCAACACTCTCATGTTTTTCTGTGGATATTTTGTTGTTGTATTGCTTACTCAACCACTCGCAGACGTCCCATGGACAACGATAGGATCTGTCCCCATAAACTCTCCCAGTTTCGTCGATGTACTCATTTAGATCACTAAACCGGCAGCTTTCCAACTCTCCACGGTGTATGTAGTGAATCTGACGACTGTCACCGAAGAGTAAAGCAACTTTGCATTTGGTCAACTCCAATGCTGCTAAGACTTCTCCGGCGTGTACCATAAAGCATTCGTCGACGAAAAGTAATTCACATCTTCTGTCAGAGTTATGCATGAGGTAAGAATCAATCGTACTTACGAATGGTGTGGTGCTTAAGCAGGCTTCACCACTATTGACGTCACTGCGAAGCACTTCTTTTTCGACCTTCCCAGATATCTCAATTTGTGAATTCTTGTTGGCCGTGAGAATTAGAGAGTTCACCACCCTAAAGCTTTTGACGAAAAGTTCGATTAGCGTGTGAGTCTTTCCTCCTCCCGGGGGGGCCTCATACAATCGAAGTTTGACTCCTGAATTGGTGAACCGAAAGTTGTTACCACTTAGAGCTCTTAAGAAGAGGTTCTGAGGTAAGAACGCTATGTCGTCGTGCAAAACCAGTTTCTTCCCGCGAGCCGCAGGGCTAGTGAACGGTATCAACCCATCAGAACCAAAACAGTAATTGTACCCATTTTCTTTGTGAACCTTCTCCCAACTTTTAAAGATGGTGCGGTTTTTAAACTGCATCTTTCTAGTGCTCCCGTCATAGAGCACCATCTTAGCATCTTCGTTGCACGTGAGTACTTTCCGATCAAAACCAAGAGCGTTTGCTTCTTGGTAGTATTTCAAACATTTCATGTAAACCTCAAAAAGAGCCACTTCTTGTAGATAGTAGAATTCCCTAACACTATTTGTCAATGTGGAACCTTTCCCGGTCGCCATTGTGTACGGTGAGGGTGTTCCGACATTGATGTTCAAAGACTTTAGGTAGGGACATTGATATGATTCTTCTGCGTGGTTCCTCTCGCGTCTCACAAGCATAGCGTTCCGGCTAGAAGATGCTGAAGAGCTAGTAACAATCTCAGGTATGAGTTTGCTCGCCATTTGAACTAACTCTGCTTTCTCGGAGTCCACATTCGTTGTGACGACTTCATCGTCAGAGTCGGAGTGTTCGGCGATAGTTTCAACCTGCACCTCTTTACCCTTGCTTAGTCCAATGTCGCCTCTAACATAATTAGAGGTGTGTATAAGATCTTTAGTCTCACGCCTCTGCGATTCGATGTCATCGATGATGGTTTTTAAGTCGATCTCCATAAAATCACTTCTTCCTTTCACGACTGGGACGGGTGAGAACTTGACCCCTCTTCTCACGCCCCCTTCCGTCACGCGACTAAACTTTGACAGGATTTTTAGTGCGATTTTTCGAGTATTGTTAATGATTTCATTACTATACGCGAATTCGAGGAAGTTCACGACAAAGATAGCCACTCGATCTGGGATCGCAACACCACCACCAAAGATGTTAAAGCCCTTCTGTATAATCTCAAACGCCTCATCTTTCGTTGGTAGTGTAGATAAAATTAGCACTTTGGTGTAGATTTGATCTTTGCTCAACCAAGCGAAAAGACACCCCGCAAAGGAGTATACCATGGATTCATGCGTGGCGTAACTTACTGAGCGTTTAAAAACCCATATTTTCGCTGCTTGCTTGACGATGCTTAGCGCTCTGCCTGAAAGGAGTAACTTAGCCACAGTCTTCAACACATAACTGATCACTGAATACCCATTTCCGGCGCCGTTCAACCCTGCATTCTTAGAGAATTCTTCTTCATCACTGAATTCGAAATCCTCCGAGAAGCTTGGTTCTCCACCGCGTTTCGCGCCCTTTGCGGGACCATTATCGCAAGCGATGCTGAAGATTCTGCGTATTACGTGCCTAAGCGTAGATAGACAAAATTCCGCCGCATAGTCGCTGCAGTTAACGAGCATGGTGCTGAGCTTAGTTATGAGCTTGAACACCTTATTGTTGCTGATGTCACCAGCTTTGACTTGTATTCTCAACAACTGCCTTTCGATGAATTTGAACCCGAATTTATTGTTAAGTATTATCAATCTGTTGCACACGTCGATGATGCTTTGTTCGTCGTTGATAGATCGAGCGAAGCGCAAGAAAACGTCAAATTTCGATGCTATTTGCACGAAAGCAAACAGTGCTGGTGCTCCTATGAAGGTACACGAACTACCACACAACTTCACAATAAGCGACAGCAGCAATTGCGTTTTGACCCGCGAAAAACCCTTGTTGGCTATAAATCGCAACAAGCAGCACAATGCGGATTCGCTTCCACTTCCACCCAGAAGCCCTGACGACGCACTTAGATTCTTCTGAAGATGCTGTTCGAAAACCTTGAGCGTTTGATCTTCTGTAGAATACTCTGCTCTAGAAAGCATAGAGTGTGTGTTCGTAGGAGAGGAATCTTCCAGAATTTCATCGTCTGATATGTCTGATTGGAATTCATAGTAGACACCGCCGTCACAACACTCCTTCGGGTTGATGTCGACGTAGGTCCCCACACGATCGTTTTTCTTCACAAAACAAGCTTTGAGCCCCAGTGACAACATCTTACAGTGCACAACGAGAATGGGAAGGCTAAGAGCTCCCGTCACTCTTGCGGCGATTAAAGAACACGAGGCATCACCATTGAGTGTGAGAACTCTGTGTGAGTGAGCTATTGAACGAAAGATGTCGCGCACACCTTTAAAAACCGTTCGTATAGCTTTCGGACACGTCTCACATTTGGATATGTACCTGCATATGTCATCGGCCTTCGAGACTAACCACTTCGAAATGTTTGCGACACCTTTAGTGACCGTGTTGATAAAGAACGAACAAAGGTAGTAGAGGGCCGCTCCACCGTTAAGAATGACGTTAGCGTACCTACTTCCGCGCCACTCCGCCGCAGTGTCGACGAATCTGTCGATTGACAGTCCTAGTTTGTGCAGTTTAAATACTTTACATTTAGACGAGAGCAACCGCAACTCCTCAGCGATCGTCGGAAAATCCCTAAACATCGCCATTCCTTTCAGACATACAAAAACGACACTCGTGCCTATGATAGACTTAGCGCGTCCTGCACCTCCGAGACCTGGCCTCTTGCTGAAAGCTTCTTCAGCGTCACTGATGTCGTCCTGTGCATCGAAGAATCCATCTGAGGTGGTATCAGTATTATCCCACAAGTAGGATGCTACCCACGACGCCCCCTCGTTAACACTCTTGCTGATTCTATCCTTCATCGATTTTCCGAAGTCAGAAATCCCAAGACTCGGTATTAACTCATGAATTGTATCCCTGATTATCTGTTGCAGATAACCTGTCAGACCTACACCGAGCTTGCGACATTCACGCCGGATGTACGAAACGAGGGGTGAGTCTACGGCATTGTTGTTGTAGTACCCTGCGTAGCACGATTTCTCTTCGTTCATACACCTCGAAACTATTTTCCTAAACATGGTCACCAAAACCCCTGACAAGGTTAGGATGCCATCACTAGATATGGGGGATGTACCGAACACTAGAGCTTTTGAGATGTAATCACTTACTATATTCCTCATCTGTGAATCTAGAAGAGTCGTAGCCTTTTCCCCTTGACAAGCACCTATAGCAACGTCGGTTATCACGCAAAGAGTGAACTTTGCCAGAGTCACACGGAAAGACGCTTCCCCCTTTAAGTAGCTGTACCATGCGCTTAAAAGTTTTGAGAAACACTTCCCTACAAGCTCAATAGTCACGGAGATGCTGTCGTCAAAAATAAAGGGATTGATAACCACTGAGAGAAGTTTCCGGAATTTAGAGGGGAGTTTGAGATTGCTTAAACTCTTCGCAACCTCTTTTAAACATTCTCTGACGGCAGCCGGGGTGTCAACAATCAAGTTGCTCATCGCTGTTAATAACCAATCAAGAAAAGAGAATCCTGTAGCACCTGCTTTCAACCCTCCTTTCCCAATGTTAGCGTTGCGTTGCACCTGACCGTCGCCACGCTTCAAAGCCGCTGCCTCTGCTGCCTCCGCCCTAGAGTCTATCACTTCATCCCTAGCTTCCATGATGACATCTCTAGTTAAAGAGTTTCTTACCAATCGTGTGGCTTGTGATGCGATGAAGTCAGTTTCTTCGTTTTCACCGATTTTACCGTTCCCATCCAAAGACACTTCGACCACATACTCAGCATGTGACCCAATCGACGTTATCAAATCGTTGGCCTCAAGGAAGTCGATATCGAAAGCATCTTTGCAGATTTTCTTAATGAGATCTGTGAATCTGCGCCGGAACACAAACTTCATGTGTCGAAATTTTTCAGAGATAGCGTACTTAATCATTGCGAATACGGTCATCTCATTAACAGCGAGAGAGATTTTCTTAGAGAAACACTCGGCAGTTAAACGAGACCTCACCCCAGCTGCCAACATCACCGCCGCGAACGATTCCAAGTCTCTGATGTCCAACGAAACATCACGTCGAACGATCTTACCTGAGATCACGAGTCTGGCTTTGGAATTTTTGATGTGATTCCACACGTACTCAAACGTCTTAGTGTTCACATTCTGGCAAGCGTTAACCGTGAAGAGGTAGATCTTCTCGACGAAATCAGAATCGAGGTAGAGATAATCAGCCCCTGGAAGGCAACACCTGGATTGTCGGTCGAACCTAGGAATTTTGACCTTGGTCACACCAGGATCGGCGTAAGGGAAGCGCAAAAGGTGGGATCCCGAGTAAGTGGGACAGCACTCGCTCCGAGTAAGTTGGTAAAAATTTACGCCACACCTTACTTCATACATCTCTAGAGAAAACAAGTCTCCTTTGTTACTGAAGTGCGAGGTCTGCATAAGTTTCAGCAACTTTGAAAGAGTGTGTGAATAAGTGGTGTGCCCGAAAATGTAAGTCACCCTATCTTCAGATGTGTTCTTTATTATGTCCACATCAAGGACATTCAAGCGGAAAGCTTCTCGATCTGTTAAGAATTCACCTGGAGTAATCAGCGAAAAGAAGAAAACTTTAGCCCCGCGCTTTTGCATCGCCTTTGCCATGTCATCGACATCCATATCGTAAACTTGTGTAGCTACCATGCATTTCGTCTTCTGATCACAAGAGTCCATCATTTTAGAACACGCAGTGATTCCGCACCCCGCAATAGCAACCTTATCGTACAAACGGTGAGGTAAGGTTTCAGTGGATGTTATCGAATGTTCACGCAAAACCTTCCGTTGTGCATCTTTCAAATCACAAACTGGACGGCAAATATGAACACCAGAGTGTCCGGCCATGAGATGGTACTTGGGGCACCCACCGACGTCGACGTAGTCGCCCCCAGCCTTCTTGTGGTGTAGACTGTTCTCGAGTAACCTACAAGCGGCGGCAAGTGAGTGGTTCGAGTGTGTTGAGTGAGTGAATTTGAGATTGAACTCCGGGAAAGAGTTAACCAAACATGCCTGTTTCTCCTCACTCAGTTGATAAGGAATAACTTGCTCAGGACGTCTGTTGCGTTCGTTGCGAGCTGCCTCATTCACCCTGATAGCCTCAGTTTCCACAGATCTCACTAGTATGGAATCGCGACCGATTCCTGAACGGGAGATGGCTGTGGACACTGCCTGCAACAATTCTTGATCTTGCACCAGCGAAGGAGTCACTTCTTCGACACCTCCAATCACTACGCAACCACTAAATCGATCAACGCAAACAATAGTGGGGCAATCAATGTCGCAGTGAAAGAGTGTTCTTGATTTGAAGAACCCTCTTAGGTAGTTTGGTACTGGTATTCCTAAAGACTTAACGTACTGCAGCAGACACTTAAGCGTGGGAAGAGTGTCGAGAGCCTTTACGGCTTTACTAGAGTCGAAGGCGATACCACTACCCACACAACACTCAAAAATGAACTGTAGGTAGCAATTACCATAGACGGTTTTTGGGGCTCTTCTGTAGTTGCTCAAGTTGGTGACTCCTAGCACAACCTCTCCGAAGTGCGTAACATATTCGTCGGCAGAGTAAGAAGTTGCGCACGAAACCCCGTTGAAGAGCTGTAAGTAGCATACAGCTTTGAAGTCGCGCACATAAACTGTGATCGTTGACCCACATACGTTGCGGAATTTATCATAAAACATACCCGCTCCTACGACGTAACTCTGTACGTACGATTGGACGTATCGAAGGAAAACGATGCTATCTTTAAAGTCGACGTCTTTACATCGATAGCAGCGCTTCTGCTTTGGTTGTGGGAGTTTCGGTAACGCGGCACCACTTAAATTGTATGATTTCCCGTTGGCGAAATGAGTGGTGCTCTTGTTGAAAGGAGATGAAGTAGGCGACCCACCTACTATGATTTCGGGGGTTAGGTATTGGTACTCACCCCCTTGATGACAGTGAAAATCCTTCCCAACGAAGGACCCCTTAAATGTACATCTTGACAAGTCGTCAGAGATGTTTCTCGAGAGAAAAGCGAAGATGTCCGCTGCCTTAGGGTAGGCACCCAAAGAGAAAGCTTTACGAAAAGGGAAAGCGCGACCCGTAGTTAAGTTCACACCGAAGAGGTGTTCGATATAGCAATACCCTTCAGCGGGTTTTTGCTTCAGAGTGAAGGAAGAGAAGTCACCAGATTCTGTGAAGGCATGAAGGTATCTGGTATACCTAGGAGCGTGTATTGAGAAAACTTTTCGAACGCCGCCGATAGTGCAGTAGAGGCGAGCAAACTCTCCCACAGCAGATATGCGAATGCTGCTGTCACCGCTTCTGAAGTGGTCGTAGAAGCTGTGGTGACCTGCGTAAAAGATTTTAAGGTAATCGCATACCTTACTCAGGAGATCGCAGCCTGTTTCAAATTTCCTGCTTCGTTTGCAGGTCAGATAAGGGAACTCGACGAGTCCCGTGAGGTCTTGCAGCAAACTCTCGTTGCTGCGCTTATCGACCTTCACCTCAGATGCAACTGCGACCGAAGTTTTGGTCTCGGAGGTGTCGCAGTTGTACCAAAGAGCTGTCTTTGGTTTGAATTGAGGGTTTTGGGTCTTCCTCTTGACAACCCCACCCACCTTCCGGGGTATACGGGGTACTATTTTAACAGCACGAGACTCATGAGAATCTCGGGAACCACCTTTTGAAAAGGTGGGAGAACCTCTCTTTTTGTGCAGGGAGAGGAAGACCTGTTTGTGCGATGAGGATCGCACGACATCCGCGCACGGATCAAAACTTATGGTAGGGGTGTATCTGAAATACCCCTTGAAAGTTATGACCCGTCTCCTCGTGATTAATTTCATTTCGTTTCGTTTAGCGTTAACTAAACATAGGGACTTTACATTATTTAAATAAATGTTAGCGAAGGTTGGATCGTCGCAAGCAGTGGGTGAGCGTGAGAGGGGACTGGAAGAAAGTGGAGGATGTTGAAAAGACAGCATCCGTTCCGCAGAAATCCTCACGACAGAGTGAGGACTTTGATGCGCCACGAGTTGAGGAGCGAGAGCGCTGCCAGATGCAGTCTCCGGCTGGGTGGAGCGTGGACTTTGCGAAAGACCGGCGCGACGGCGTCTTTCGTGGAGCGATTCCCTGTGAAGCGAATCGAGAGCAGGACGGTGCAAAATGTTGAATTGTTGTCTTTCGACAACAGAAACAACAGGTGCGGAGAAAGCCGCCTCTTGGACTGCGAGCTTAGCAGCTTCGCGTGCATTCAAAATTCGCTCGCAAGCGGCAGCCAACGGGTCAGCGTTGGACTGTGGTTTTGCGGCGTTGGCAGCGGCACGCAGCCGTTGAGCCTCGAGCACCTCGAGCTCGGCGTTGGACGGGAAAGAAACGAGAAAGGGGATACAGAGAGACATTGCGGAAGCAATGAGGGGGTGGGGGTGGTTTGGACTTGATAATTCTGCAATCTCAAAAGCCCTGTTGAAAGGGGGAAGGCAGAGAAATATGGTCGAAAC